AAAAAGTGTGTTATCAAATCCACTTATCTTATAATAAATTTGATTGTGAACACATTCAACTTTTTCTACGAAATAAGTTTTCCCTATTTCTAAAACTTTACCACCATTTGGTTCATTATTTCTACAAACTACAAGCATAATACATTTAGTTTTTCTTCTCTTATTTCATCTATTGTTTTAAAGTAAGATTTAGATAAGTTTGCTTCATATCCTCCTCTCCACACTCCAGCTGCAAGATCAATAGTATAGTAAGTATCATGTTCTTCTAATACCTCATACCACTCACCAATTGTTAACATATCGTATGCACTGAAAGAAGACCATTCACCACTATAATCATGAGTAACACAAATGACTTTCATATACCTAAATCTTCTAAAGTGTTATCTAATTTTAATTCACTATTCCATTTTTCTAAATCCTTTAGACTACACTCTCTGCTAATCCATCTTCCACCACCCACTGATTTACCATAAACAGCATTTTCAGTGCCATACCAAACAATTGCTTTAGCTCTATCATATTCAACATATAAACCATTATACGGTGTTTCTATATTAACAAGTATACCTCTACCATCTTCGGTATTAACTTCTTGAAATATTCTTAAAAAGCTAGGTTTCATACTATATTATTTAATTTAAATTCTCTTATATTATCCTGACCGATTATTAGTTCATCTTCCGGGTATTCAATACCATCAGAAAGAACATAAAACCTACCTAAAGATTTATTCTTAAATTCTTTTGTTTCTAAATCATCAAAGCTAAAACTAGAAGTTACATAAGACTTCATCCAGTTTTCTTTTATATCTAAAATCTGACCAGTTTCTTTTATAAGTGCTTTTTCTTTCATAGTATTTTATTTATTTTATTATCTCTTAAATAAGATTTAAATTCATCGTCAGTAACTCTTCTAACAGACGTAATCTCAGATTGTTGTAACCACCACTCACCTAAATCGGTATCAAATATAGTTTTAGCTCTATAAACACTAATATTTTTATTCACAACAGGACTCCATCCATTAGAAATAGCACATTCAATTATTAAATCTTTTTCTTTCATAGTATTTTATTATCTATTAACAAGTCTTTTATTTTAGTATAATCAAAGTTTAATTTATTGATATATGAAATATCATATGTCTCTTCGAAATTAAAATCTTTAATATTTGAAATATTAAAATCTGTTTTGATATCGATGAGGTGACCTCCTATTTCTTTACAACTTTGAACCAATTTAGTGATATCTTCATGTTTATTTAACTCTTTATAGAAAGCTCCATCTAAACCTTTATTAAGGGGTTTATTACCCCAAGGTCTCCAATTTAACCTATCTAGTAGTTTTTTTGAAAAGAATTTACCAGGTCCAATTGGCTCACCCCATCTTGGTGAGTCAATTGGATACCCACCCCAATAGTCTAATTTGTCTTTGGTTAAAAAGTAAACATCACTTACTCCAAAAAAATCAATATTGTTATTTACACATTGAATATATTTCTCAAAGAAAATATCATCCATAATATCATCAGATCCTACATATACTAAACCATCGATATCCTGGTATTTACAAAAATCTACTGCCCTATTGTGTTTAAATAAAACTGGTTCATTTGGATATTCTATGTAGGTAAAGTCATTTTTTGACGCCAACTCATGGCTTATTGGGCCTTCTGATCCAACACAAATAAGATTCATATCAATTCTATCAGAGAATCTATCTTTAATATTTTTATATTCAGATAAAACAAAATCTGTTAACTCAGGTCTTTTATAAATAACTGTAACTAAAGATAGTTTAATTTTCGTATCCATTAATCAATAATTTTATTAATCTTATTATCCCTTATAAATGACTTGAACGCTGACTTAAATTGATCTTGTGAAGTGATTGTAGTGATTACCATATTTTTAACTCCTTCTTTTCCTATTTGATAGACTAAATCACTATACTGTTCGTATAAGTTATTAACCTTTACTTTAATACCACTGTGTTCAAAAATAAGTGAATCTTTTTCAAATGTTAAATAATTATAAAGAAAAGAGATTTCAAGCATCTTATCTAATTGTTCTTTATTGAACTTATCATCCATATCACCTGCTAAAATCCCATCTAAGTTATCTTTTATAAAGATATCCATATCGTCTAATAATAAGTCTTTCATATTCCTATACTATTTAATTTATTATCTCTTAATTTAGTCTTACTTTCTATATAATGACATATCTCATAAGAAAAGTGAGATATTGTGTAAGAGTTTCTTAAAAAGTTAACAACATCACCACTAGATCCGATATTGTGATACGATTGATTTGGCGGATCCGACTCAATTTCTACAAATGTCATTTCATCACCTATTTGATGATTATGATACTCACATATTCTTTCATCTACTTTAGTGAAAACAACAACTTCACCTTGTCTTAAAGACTTTAATTCATCTAATGTCATATTCCCAAATCATTTAATTTATTTTGTCTAAAATCATCTAATCTAATAAAGTGTGTTTCATGAACTTCAATTTCTTTTCCTAAATCACTTATCAACTTATAATAAGTTCCATCAGATGAATAAACCATTTCTCCATTCCACTCACAATCATATTGTTCTCCTGGAGTTAGGTCGAATCTCCTATGCCAATCACTTCTCGGTTTGTAAATGTAAATCATATATTTTCATTATTTTATTTCTTCTAAGAACATGTCTCATAGATTTAATTGTATTCTTCATTGCTTCTTTATAGACCTCATCTGCAAGTTCCATCCAGTCTACTTTCATACTCCTAATCCTTCTAATTTCTTTTGTCTATCATCTGAAATCAATTCACCTAACATATCTTTTCCTAAATGATTAATAAGTAATTGTTTATGAGCAAATACACTATTATTTTTAAGATGGTTATCAATGTCAGGTCCATTTGATTTAATATAAGAAACCCATTCATCTTGTGAATTTATATCACTCACAGGTGGTGTCCAACTTTTTTCACAAACATACGACTTATCATATGACGGGAAAACTTGACCACCACCACCACCACTAACTTCATCAATAGATACAAATATCTGGTGGTTACCTCTTATATCCCATAACTTTGGATTATCAATAATCATTTGAAATAATTTATTTCCAACATTTAATATACGAATTTCACCATCAATATAAATATTCATAGCGTATTTAGTTACGACTGGTAGTTTAATACTTGAGTTAGATTGTCTAAGCCTATGAGATATTCTTTTTAAATATCCGTTATTACTACTATCACAGATGAATGTCTTAGAATTCAAACCAATACATTCATATTGTTTTATCCAATAAATCTTATCATTCTTATCAATCATTGGTAATATCTTAATGATATCTCCATCTTCTAATTTGTGTATCTTTATCATAATCCTAATTCTTTTAATCTTTTTTCTCTATCTAACTTAGTCTGTATTTCGTCATAATTTTTTATTATAGCATAGTAAAAAGATTCTAAGCTATTCTCTAAGTTCATTGATAACTTAAATTCAAATCCATTTTTAACTTTTAGTCTACCGTAAACAAATGACATATCACACCACCTAATGCCTATTATGCAATTACATGACATGTCACAATTAACAAATTTAAAGTCTTTCTCACCATTTAGTGTTAGTTCAATATTTTGTTTATATTCTTTAATAGCTGTTCTTATATTCATATTCCTAAATCATTTAGTTTTTGGTCTCTTTTATATAACAAAGATACTTCAATGTTATTATCTTCTGGATAACTAAGAACCATTTGTAAATAATCGTATACTTGTTGAGTTCTACCTTCTTCAGATTCATACCCATAAAGCCAACCACCTCTGAATATTCTACCATCAGATGGATCATCAATCTCACCCTGAGCAGTTCCTATTAAACTATTAATTTCAAAATCATTTACTTCTAAGTCAAAGTCTTTTGGATCTTCAACAGCATAAGCTTTTAGTTGATTTAAAAGTTCAATCAACTCTTCTAATCTTTCTTTATAGTCCCATCCCCAATTTCCTCTTAAGTCTAATTGTAAATGACCAATTGCTGTTTTTAATTCTTCTACATTCATAATTTACAAATATAATTAGAAATTTTTAATTTATCCACTTTTTAATTTTTTATTGCATAAAAAAACCCATCTTAAGATGGGTTTTTTATTACTTAATGTTTAAGAATGTTCCACTTGAACCAGCAACTGTTGTTGGAAGTTTTCCATCCCAAGCATTTGCTTTTAAGTATTCAATATAAAGAGGAGACAACTCAGTTTGTTTAATCTTAATTGCTTTTGCTGCGGCCTGTGCGTTGATAATAGTTTCAGCACTGTCGGCTCTTGCAACTGCTACTTTTCTTTCACCATCTGCTTTAGCTGCGATTGCTTGTTGTCGAGAAGCTTCGGCTTGTTGAATAGCTTTTGTTTTAGCGACAATAGATTCTTGTAGAGCCTCTGGTGGTGTAATATTAGTTCTCAATTGAGAAACATCAAACCATTTAGATAGTCTTTTATTACACTCTAAAACGATAGCTGCTTCAAATGCTTGTCTGTGTTCAAAGATACTATCAACTTCCCAGGTGTTAGATACGTCATTAACAGCTCCAATAACTGCGTTTTTCAACCAACCTTGTTCGATTTCTTTAACACCTAATCTTAAATTAACAAACATATCACCGATAGCCTCTGGTTTTAATGAATAGTTAAATGAAGGTTTAATAGTTGCTGAGAATCCACCTTTTAGAATAACCGGAGTATCATCATACTCAATGTGTTGTTGGTAAGTAGGAAATTCTAATACTTGTGTAAACCAAGTGTTATAAACTACCCAACCTGTTTTGTATTGGTAAGAAGCAACTCCTCTTTCTGAACCTGAAAGATTAACTACGATACCTTTGTGTCCTGCATCAATTCGTTCTAAGGCGAATGGTTGAACTAAGGATACTAAAAGACCTACTATAACTACACCAATTCCTTTGGCTAAAGTTGTTCGGTTCCCGGTTCTTACACCGTTGAAAATTGTAAATCCTCCAATAAGTGCGAAGATTACGAAAACTGCGATACTAATCATTTTTTGTTTTTTTTGGTTATTAATTATTGTTTAAAATACTTATTATAAAAAATCTTTACGGTATAAACCGTGTAGATAATTGCTACCCAGGATAAGATACCTATAACCGGGATTGAGAAATAGTCTCGACTTATTACATAGTCGAAAAATAGTGTCATAAGGAAAAGATAGATTAACATCATTCCGATGTATGCTCCATTTCCTAAATTTTTAAAGAAATTTATCATATACTTAATTTTAAGCAAATTTAATAATAAAAGTCTAAATATCTAATTTTAGTCAATTATTTTTTCAAAAATTACCGCTTTGCTTATTTTATTCAGAAATTCTAATTCTAATTCAACTTTTTCACCAACTTTTAGATTGAATAAGTCATTGTGAAAAGTTTTATTCTCACCGTCGATGTTTATAACAACTTTATTGTTTTTGATTTCGACTACTTTACCTTTTAATACTTTTTCCATTTGTAAAATTTTTTTTCAAATGTAATAATTTTTCTTATATATTAGATATAATTTTACAATTTATTTTTAAATAAACTTTTTTATCTATTACTCATAGAATTTTTATGAGTAATAATTGGTTTTTTATCGGGAGTATTATTGGCGTATTCGCAGGTATTACAATAGGTAAATTTATGTTTGATAGTGATAGTAAATTACCAACTAAAAACAAATGGTCTTGTAAGGAAAAAATTGTAGAATTAGAAAAAGAAAATAAATTTTTAATTAATCAGATTAATTTATTGATTAAAGATACTATTAAGTAGTTTTTTTCCTTTTTCTTTTCTCAGCAAATGCCATAGGAGCTTCTCTTACCCACATACCCTCTTCTTTAGCTTTTCTACGAGAATCAATTCTGTTTTACGGTATTCATCCGGCATCCAATCATTTGGTTCAATTTTAATATCGTTTTCGATTTTTAATTGAAAATTTTTTTCTAACTCAAAAATTTTTTTCATAAACTATATATTCTTTTGTAGGTGTTAAATAACTCAAAAAATTTTTTAAATTTCGTAACTTTTCTTGACTTTTCACGTCTATATAGTATATTTATATTATATGAAAAAAACTACGAAAATTACCCAATCAATCACGAATCGTGATTCACAATCATTTGACAAATATCTTAAAGATATTAACCCAATCGGACTTATCACAACTGAAAGAGAAGTCGAATTAGCTAATCAAATTAAAGAAGGAAGTCAACGAGCTCAAAAAGAACTTATTGAATCAAATCTTAGATTTGTTGTTAGTATTGCTAAACAATATCAAGGTCGAGGTCTTGATATATCAGACTTAGTAAGTGAAGGAAATATTGGTCTTATTAAAGCCGCTCAAAAGTTCGATGTGACTAAAGGTATAAAATTTATATCTTATGCTGTTTGGTGGATTAGACAATCTATTCTACAATCATTAGCAGATAACTCTAGAATGATTCGCCTACCACTTAACCAAATTAACTCCCTTAATAAAATTAGAGAATGTCAATCTAAATTAGAACAAGAGTTATCAAGAATTCCTGATAGTTATGAGTTGTCAGATGCATTAGGTATAGACCATGAAAAAATTGAGCTGACTATAAAATCATCTGGATTTGTAAATTCATTAGACTCTCAAATAACTGATGATGAAGGTGGTCTCACATTAGAAGATACTATCTCAAGTGATAGTAAAACAGATAGTGAAATGGACTATCAGTCTCTAAAGTTAGAGATTGCACAATTACTATGTCGTTTATCTGAAAAAGAAAAAAATGTAATTGAGTTATCATTTGGTTTATCTGGCAAATCGGAAATGACTACTTCGGAAATTAGTGAAGTTTTAGGAGTTGGAACTGAAAGAGTCCGTCAGATTAAGAAGTTAGCACTATCAAAATTAAAATAAATACCCATCAATAGATGGGTTTTTCATTTATTAGAATATATAATGAATGAAAAATATCTTATTCTTATTAGTAACATTACTTCTGGTTAGTTGTAAAGTTACAAGTCAAACAAAGCATTGCGATTAGCGCCAAAAAAATAAAAAAATATAATTCTGTAAATTAATATATAAAATAAATAATTTTTATGAGAAGAGTAATATTTAAAGAAGATAGTTTGTCTCAATCACAAAATCCATCAAGTAATTATCGATTTGTCGGTTATGATGGTTTAACATTTAGTCAATTAGATTATACCGGTCATATTACACCAATTGGTGGTGGTAATGGTGGTGGTAATGGTGGTGGATCCAACGGAGCTGATAATGGCCTTTCTTTATCCGGAAATGATGTTATTTTAGGAGGATCTTTGATAGACCAAACAAATATTCAATTATCAGGTAATACTTTTTCAATTAGAAATGGTGTCACTGGTATAGGTTTTACTATGTATGATGATAATTCTACTTATGGTAATGCTGGTGGATTTTTTTTAGGTGATACTACGAATACAGCAACTTTAGATTTTTTTGCTATAACTGAAAATCTTGGAGCATTTGTTAGAAGTTATGAGAAACGAGTGTTAATTCAAACAAAAGTTAATAGTGGTGCTAACTCACATAGTTTAGCAATTTATCCTGATCCTCAATCTAGTGGTGATGGATCTACTGATAATCATATGATTATTGATGATTATGGAAATAAGGGTTTGGTTTATGCTGATAATTATACCTATAACTTCACCACACACTCATTAGTTACTAAGGGTTATGTTGATACGGGAACAAGCTCTATTTGGTCATCTATTAATAATAACGCATATCAATATACAGAAGTTAATATTTCATCTGCTCAACTATTAGACATTGGAGATACACCGGTAACATTATTACCAGCTCCTGGTTCTAACAAATATTATGATTTTGATAAGATTATTTTTGAGTTCACTTATGACACGGTAGTTTATAGTTGCTTATCAAAACAGTTTATTATCGGATATGCGACTCCAACTATAAAAATTGCTTATATTGATTTAGCTCAATTAGTTTCACAAACCACTAATCGAATTTCTATTGTCGAACCAACGAAACCAGATACTTATGAGATTGGTGGTGGTGTTTTAGTCAATACACACATATCAGTTGAGCTAAATGAGGCACTTATTTTTACAACGATTGGTGCTGAGAATTTAACTACAGGGAATGGAACAATGAAGGTGAAAATTTGGTATAAAGTTAGAAACTTTGGATAAAATAAATAGTGGTTTAATACTTCGATGTTATTTTAAAATTTCTGTTTTCAAACCAGCACTTCTCAAGTCATTGTAAAAGTCTAAATAGAATTCCCAATTAAAATCTTTTGGTAAATTTTTTATCATTTTTATTTATATCTTTTCGTTATTTAATATATAATAAAAATGAAAAAGCTAAAAACATTTAGATTATTTGAATCGGTTGAAGTCACTAAAGAAATGGTTGAAGATTTTCTTAGAGATTTTTCTGATGATGATATACCGGTTGAGGTTGAGATGTATCAGCCAGATCAGAATAGTTCAGAAGATAGAGTTTTAATTCTTATTGGAGATGAAGATAATATAATTTTAGCTAAAGACCTACCACTTTATGAGAATATAGATAATTTTATCTCACTTAATGAATACCTAATAGATGAAGGATATCAACTAATGAGTATCGCTTGTTGGATAAAACCACATGACGAACCAATAACCGGACAAAGACCTATCACTATTACCGAATTTGATAAATTCATATCTAAGATTGAAGAGATTGAAGATTGGAATAAGAGATACCCAGAACTTTGGCGTAAAACATTATGTCCAAAAACATTCAAGTTAATTGATATTTATTATACGAGATCTTAAATTTTCTATTTAATATATAACTCTATGAAGTGGTTAAAACTATTTGAGAGTTTCCGAGAAGACTTTTACAAATCTGTAGGTGATTTACAAAGTGAGTATGAATCCAATAGAAAGAAGTTGTTTTCTGATGCTAAGGATAAAGTTGATGAATTTATGTTTGATTTAACTGATGACTTTTCTAATCAAAATACAAATCAAAATGATTTCATAGAAGATGATGATCTTTCTATTTGGTATCACTTAAAATGTGATAGAAAAGATTTTGAAAGATTTATACAATTACTTACCGATGTTAGAGAAAGGTTAGTAGATGAGTTAGGTTTAGATATGAATTTAAAGGTTGATGGTTGGTTAATTGCTGATGAATCGGCTAATCACACATTTAATCATGGATTTATTTCTAAGTGGGATGAGATGATGAAATATATTGACGGGTATGGTAATATGAAGCCAGAGTATGGATTAGACCAATACGCTTACTTTACATTCAAAATACAAATTTTATAAGATGAGGTATTTAAGAAAGTGGAATGAATCAGTCGAAAATGTAAGCGATGAGATACAAACAATAAAAGATATTTTACTTCCTATAAGTGATATGGGTTATGAAATAAGTGTTACTGAATATCGATCTGAATTATCTATAAGAGTTGTTAGGTATACTGATCCTCCATTAATGATGAATGATGAGGTCAAAGAGGAATTTATCAGAATGAATGATTATTTAGAATATTTAGGTATTAATTCAGTTAAAGCACTTTATGTTAGAGAAGGATCAAATTACCAATTTGAGGAAGACTTCAATGAGTTTATTATTTTGGAAGAAGTTGAATTAAAAAATATACTATTTGTTGTTAAATGAAATACTTAAAAACATACAAATTACTTGAATCAAGATTTCAAGAATTTAGAAAAGTCATATCAGATCTTAAAGATTTAAGCCTTGAGTTTGAAGACAATGATTGTCAATGTAAGATATTTCCAGATGATGAAATTAAATTAAATATTCTTTCTCTTAAAAGTAGTGGTCATTTGGGAAGTATTAGTCAACCTTTTTATTTAGAAATAGATGTTTTTAAATTAGTTAGCTCTAATGTTAGCTACTGGGTTGATTATGAAACTGGTTACAAAGTTCAACAGTATCCATTACCAGATTGGTTTATTCGAAGTTGTAAAGAGATAGAGAGCTATATGAAATCAGAAGGATTTACGACAAAACCATCTATTAGATATGCACTTGATTGGGAAAATTTAGAAACAATTAGTGATTTAGCTGATAGTGATAGTCTTATTTATAAAGTTAGGTTAGAATTTTTTTCAATTTAATTTTTTTTTCAAAAATCAATTTTTTTATTTTTTTTTATTAATATATAACTAATAAAAATAAAATGATATTTATGAAATCAATAAAAAGTTTTACGAAGTTTAACTCTGTTAATGAAGAATTCGTACCTAAAAAAATAACTAAAGAAGGTAGAAACCAAGCTTTATTGGAATTATCTAAAACTTTAGACAGTAATAAAAAGGACTTACTAAGTCTATTGTTACTAAGCGTAGCAGCGTTTTATTCAAGTGCTGACGGACTTCCAACCTTAAAACGTTACAAAGAAGAAACCGGAACAAATTTATTTCCAACAACAGCTCCTGAAGTTAGAGATGTTTATAATAGATTATGTAAAGGATTTGATGTTAATCAGTTTCAGTTATTAACTGAAGTACTTTCAGTTTTTGCAGTAGATTTAGGAATTGATTCTAATACGATTGGATTTAATGCTAAAGTTGCAGGACAAGCTATAGCTAGAGGTCAAGAAAATCCATTCTATGGTAAAGGAAATGATCCTATCCCAGGATATGAAGAACCAGAAGTTGTTAAAACTGGTGGTGGTGCTGAAATGAGAAAAGAAAGTTTAAAAACTTCTAAAGTTTTTAATAGAATATTAGAAAGTATCAATTTTAATTAATTAAAAAAGGGTGATTTAATTAAATCACCCTTTTTTTATGCTAACTCCAAATCTTCTTTTAAAACTCGTCGTCTTTGTGGTCGATAAACAGTTTCTTTTACTTCTGGAAGTATTTCAATCTGAACTACTTTTTTTCTCGCGATTGGCTTCTTTGGTTCAAATCTCCAATTAGCGAAACCAGGTTCTTCTACGTATTCCACTTCACCAGAAGGTGAATACCATTCAAAATCAATATTTTTGATTTCTTCTAATAAGAATCCGCCTTTCTTATTAATATCTCTTACGGTATAAATAACACCAATAACTGGTTTAATAACACCTTCGACATCTATATAAAGGTCTCTGTCGTTCATATATCGAACTTTATCTCCGATTTTAACTTCTACACCATTTATTGTAATTGTTTTCATGTTTCAAATATATTACATTTTTATTATATATCAAAATTTTTATAGAATTAATTTCTGATATATAAAAGAAAAAATCAAAAATTATGGCTTATTTCCCATCTACATTTCATTATACAATTAATGATATTGGTATCAGAGTTTATGATGATAAACACGTTCAAGTTACTTATATAAACCTAAGAACACTTTCTAAATTAATTTCTTCTTTAAGAACACAAGCACAAATCGATTTACAAGATGCTATCAACAATGTTGGAGTTCACGCTGTTAAAGATCAAACACTACAAATCTTAGGTATGTTTGCTTCAAAAATATTCGAAGGTATTTCAGCATTCTGGCCAGGTGGAACACCGGCTGCCTACATCTCTATGATAATAGGTAAAATTGCCTCTGGTGTTATTACTAAATTAATAGAACAATCTCAACCAGGTGATGAGATTCAATCTAAAGCCAATGAGATTAGAGAAGGTATGTTAGCTATCTTTGATGCTACTAAAAAGAAGATTGACCAAATGGTTGTTGATCCTGAAGGGCACTGGACAGAATTATTTCATTGTCAAGATTATTCTGATTTAGGAATTAAAGGAGATATTACAATGTCGGATATGGCGGATTGTTTAGATTTCTTTCCGGATGAAGAGAACCCTGATTATGATGATTTCCAACTTTATCTTTCACAAAGATGTAAATCTGTTGTTGTTTCTAAATTACTACCGGTTAAATGGCAAATAAAAAAATACCCATCTTATTGGTGTAAAGATTACTATACAAGAAACGATGGTCAAAGACATTTTGACTTTAATTATTCGCAATATAATCCACATACTGATGATGACTTTTGGTGCCAGAAATTTGAGGGCGGACCTGAAACAATATTTCCACCATATTACATGATTGGAACTGATGAAAATGGTTATACTTCTAGAGAGTTTTTACAATTTATAATGGAGGTTGGTAGTAGGGACATGACTAATTATTCTTCAATTTGGGGATATTTAGAATTCGATGAATCACAAGAAGGTGATAGACACTATATTGGAAATCACATTCATTATATGGTTTTGACTGATAATGAAGGAAACAAAGCTCCTAAGATTTTATCTGATTGGTTGTTTCAAAATGATTGTTATAATCAAACAACACATAAGTATGCAGTGGCTACTAGAGAAGAGGTTTATACTAAGTGGAATTTATAATTAATTCTAACCATAAGAGTAATAACCAAATTTAACCCAGTTGAATCCTCCTGATGACCCAAAATAACCAGGACCAGGATCATCTTGTCTACCATACCATCCAACATCAAAGAAACATTCAGCAACCGCTGGATCAGAGCTAGTAGCTGTTATATAAACTAACATACCTTCGGGTGCTGTAGATTGTGTTCCAAATGCTGCGTTTGCTTGGTCAGCTGTCATTCTAGGAGGTAAGAATCCTTTTGTTGTAGATGATAAATCTAAAATTGCTTTAGAATCCGGTGTGTTTGTTCCGATACCAATACCATCTGATGACGCATCAACATAGAAAAGATTTGTATTTGTATCTCCTTTAATTTGGAAATCAGAATAAGAGTTTGACCCATCATTAAATATAGACTTTCCACTATCAACAACAATACCGTAACTCTTTGAATTATCAGATGGATGTGATGTCGATATATAAACTCCAAAATTACCATAATCTGAGTTTCCATTAACTACGGAGTATAATCCATGATTTTGACCATTAGATCTTGATGATACATTAGCCTCATATGCACATCCCAAATTAAAACTATTTAAACCTGAAACTGTTCCAGATAATCTTGTTTTTATACCATAAAGATTAGCAGCAGAAGCATTATTTTCATTATATATATTTATAACTGCGCCAGTAGGAGCAGATAAACCAAAATCATTTGCTATAAAGTTAAAAATATTGGAATCATAAGTCATAGCTGGAGAATTAAAATTTCTACCTATTGTGTTAGATATGTTTACACCACCACCTGTTCCGTATATTAAAGTTCCTATACTATAAGCTTGCTCAGTTGATTTTGTTTTATTTTGAACTAAAAGACCCCATGATTGGTAGTGATTTTCAGTTGATATTCTTAGACCCTTTGAATAGGTTCCTCCTAATGAATTTATTCTTAAAGACTCACTATATTCTGTATTTCTTGTGTCATTAATTGCAAAATAGTATGTCGAACCCGGAGCATCAATATTATTTATTAAAGTTGATGGTGTTATACCAATCGCTATAACCGAACCATTTTCTCTAATAATTGAATTACCTAAAATAGAGGATCCCGTCCATCTAGAAAGATAATCGGTGGTTCCTAATCCGCTTAAAGATCCACCACCAACCGAAGCTGTCCAATAAGCATTTCCGGAAGAATCAGATGTTAAAACATAACCGGCAGAAGCCCCTCCTGTTATAGATATAGAAGTAAATGTGTTACCTGATCCGGATCCTGAAATAGCAACTATATTACCATCAGAATCTAATTGACTAAAAGTCAATCCATTATATCCAACAAATTTATAACCTGAAAGTGGGTTGTTGGAATTACCTAAACCACTATCTTTAAAAAGAATTCTTTGAGCCATAGACTAATTTATTTTATTAATCTATATATTAAATATTATAATAGTATTATTTAATTATAAATGATTCACAGGTATTTTTCCAATCAAAATGGTCAACATTTACCGGTTTACAACCGTCTTTACTATCTAAAATATCCATTAGTTCATCTACATCATCATCTAAATGAAAAATAAATCCTTTATCTTTTAAGAAAATAGATTTTGATTCCATACAAGTGAATTGAATATTATCTAATTTAATTCCACATTCATCAGCAACATTAAATAAATTTTGATTTTGACCTTTAATCCAATGCCAATTTTTTTTCATAGCACTTTCATCATCAAATCTAGATGTTACTATCCAAACTTCAACTCCAGAATTGACAAGACTTTTAGCATATTCTTGAACATCTTTTCTTGAGAGTGTTCCATCAAAATCAAAACTTACTTTCATTTTACAAATTTAATAAACTATCAATTTCTTGACCAATTTTTTTATAAATTGGTTTGTTACCATGTGGTTCAATTTTTCCAATTGGTGGTTCAATTATAGTCACGCCAAATTGTTTCCAATTATTATAATAACTTCTAACATCAGACTCTTTTATATTTTTCAATCCACCCCAACCCCATGATCCTTGAACCGCATAAACTTTACTGTTTGGAAATTTTGAATTAATTGTAGTAAATAACTTTTCAGGATTATCTTTAATAAAATTTCCAAATCCACCATTCGTTCCAATAACAACTATTACAGAACAAACCGTTGAGTCTACTTTATATAATTCAACAGCTGATATTAACCAAGACATTGTTTTTCCACCTTCCCATAGAGATGATTTACCTGGATTAGTTGATATTCTTTCAGCTTTTTGTGAGTTCATATCAACATAAGGAGTTTGTGAGTCACCAATAATTATATGTTTATTACAAAGAACCGTGATAGTCTCAACTGGTTTTTGAATAACTTTAAAGTCCTTTTGATACACCAATGGATAAAATCCTGATTGTGTTATAACTAAACTTAATAATAAAATAAAAGATCTCATATTCCTATACTTTTTAATTTTTGGTTTCTTAAATCACTAACTAAATCCAATTCTTCTAAATGAACCCAAGTCATACTTGGTTTGTAAGTCTCATTGTCATTTGATTGGATTGTTTTAATGTGGTATCTAGTCTTTCTATGTTTATAACTATACTTAACTATTTGTGTGATAAAACAATCACCTTTAATAAACTCAGATAAGTGATGTTCTGATTTAAGTCTTACAATATCTCCTACATTCATTTTTTAATTTTTCTTAATACAAATGGAAAAGCAAAAGCTAAAAGTGTGATAAGAGAAAATCCAGCATCCACCCATTCATTTGTAAGTTGCGGAAAAAATACCGAAAGTGAAAGTTTTACACCTAAGAGACCAATGACACCAAATGCTATCTTTTCAAGATTAGGAACGCTATTTAATAAACTTATAAGTTTCACTGTAGCAAAACGAATGGCTAAAATTCCAACAAAAACTCCAAAACAAATTGTTAAAAAGTTGTTTGTAAAAGCCACTGCTGAAAAGATATTATCTATACTAAATACTATATCCATAAGTTCAATCATCAAAACAGTAGACCAAAACTTACTAAGAAATGGTATTTTAAATTGTGAGTGTGATTTACCATCTTCTGATTTTCTAAATGAATTTATCGCTAAATAGATTAAGTAAAGCCCACCTACTAATTTTAACCAACCCAGATTGATTAGAAATGATGCGAATAAAAGTGCGAGTCCTCTGAAAAGATATGCTCCTAAAATTCCATAAGTGAGAGCTTTCTTTTGATCTTCTTTTGGAAGATCGTTTACCATAGTTGAAAGAACGGCCGCGTTATCAATACTTAAGACAATTTCAAGTAGGATAAGATTTAAGATTATAATTAATGTTGTTATCATATTAATATTTATAATATATAAACAAAAAGTTTATATGAAAATCGAAGATGAGTTAGATGGTGTTATTTCCGACTTAGAATCTAGAGGAATTAAATCAAATATAGACCCTGTTAATTTTCACACAAGGGGATTGGGTGATGTTGTTGAGTCGGTGTTAAATAAATTTGGTATAACTCAAGAAAGATATAAACAATGGTTTCACTTAGAAGAGTGTGACTGCACAAAAAGAAAAGAGTGGCTAAACAACTTCTTTAGTTGGCAGACAATAGATTAGTTTTTTTGTTTACTAATAAAATAAGCAAATACAAAAACTATTACTAAAACAATTGGAGTTATGATTGCTGCGATGATATCTGCTGACATGGCTTAATTTTTTAATTGTTAATATACAAATGTAATTATTTAAATTAAATAAACAAAATTTATACCAGATTTTAAAACTTTTTAATTATTAATTATTATTAATTAAATGAATCTTAAAATTTTATCTTTTGGAAACCCAACACTCAGAAAAATATCTGAAGATATAACACCTGACTACCCAGAATTATCAGAATTAATATCTGATATGTTTGAAACATTAGAATCATCAGAAGGAGTTGGTTTAGCTGCTCCACAAATTGGTAGAAATATTTCTTTGTTTGTTGTAGATGGTAAACTCATGTCTGAAGATTTTTCAGATCAAGATTTAAATAGCTTCAAAAGAGTATTTATAAATCCTGAAATAACTGAGTATTTTGGAAGTGATGTTTCGTTTAGAGAAGGTTGTTTATCACTACCGAGAATTTCTGATGAAGTTATCAGACCAGATGGTATAGAAATTAGTTGGTATGATGAAAATTTCAAACTTAATAAAGAAAGATTCACTGGTGTTAAATCAAGAATTATTCAACACGAATACGACCACTTAGATGGTATACTTTATATAGATAAACTAAAACCGATTAAAAGAAAATTACTTGAATCTAAATTAAAGAAAATTTCAAAGGGTGATGTCTATGTAAAATATGATATGAAGTTTAGTCCATTAAAATAAAAAACTCCTAATTTCTTAGGAGTTTTATTTTTAAGCTTTTCTTTTTGAAAGAATAGACCAAACAACACCTGAGATTGTTAAAAGCCCACCAGTTAATTCAGCCCATAGTCCAGTGTCTAAAAGACCACCTGTAACTATAATACCACCTACGAATGTTAAACCGTGTCTAACTAAACCTAGGAATTCTTCTTTTGATAGTTTCATAAGTTATTTTTTCTTTTATATATTACATAGAAAAGTAACTTAAATCACGAAACATCAAAATTTCTCGAAAAACTTAGATTTTGTTCCAGATGCTTACTGGATCGGACTTTTCTTTAATACCAAAAACACTCTTAAAAGGCGTTTTAAATACTCTTATTTTTTCACCGTTTCCTGAATGTTGAAATTCCGATACTGATGAAAAATCATCTGTCCCGAAACAAAAAAGAGACTTAAACTTTTTATCTAAAGTTCCTTTTTTTGTGATTTTAGAAATTTGATAGCAGAAGTTATTAGATCCTCCCACTCCTGTATAAAAACGAGTAAGAACCAATCTTCTACTTTTGTCAACTTTAGGTGCAAATGTTTTAAACTGTTTCATTGTTTAGATATTATTTTACAAATATAGTAAAAAAAATATTATAAACCAAGTTGATCTAATTTATCATTTCTAAAATGTGACTTATGATACTTCAGTGTTTCTTGCGGAACATTTATCATTTTATTTTCCCAAATGATTCTGGCCATTTGAGTTCCTTCTTTTCTTTCATAGAGTCTATCAATTTGACAGGGGTCTTCTTTAGAGTAGGTATTCCAAGTAGAGATTACTATATCTCCTAATTGAAATGTATATATTTTTTTCTCTTTTACTTT